TGGGGATTAAATCCTTTGGATCTGCGCCGGCTCGCCCTGAGCCGGTTTTTTGAGCTGGAGGCCGAGGCCTTCCGTATTGGTGAGGAGATGAAAAGTGGCTGACAGCTTCCAGTTAAAGGCGATCATTACGGCAGTCGATCAGTTGTCCGAACCCATGAAGAAAATGCAGCGTAATGTCAAAGGGTTTGGCAAGGAATTCTCCTCCATCATGGCCGGTGCTGCTGCTGTCGGTGCCGGTATTGTCACGGCGATGGCGGTGCCGATTAATCAGGCTATTCAATTCGAATCGACCATGGCCGACGTGCGCAAAGTGGTGGATTTTGATACCCCTGAACAGTTCAAGCAAATGGGCGAAGATGTTCTTAACCTGTCAACACGATTGCCGATGGCGGCAGAGGGGATCGGGCAGATTGTCGCTGCCGGTGGCCAGGCTGGCATTGCCAAGAATGAGCTGCTTTCATTTGCCGAATCTGCGGTAAAAATGGGGGTAGCGTTCGATCAGACTGCGGAAGAGTCCGGGCAGATGATGGCGACCTGGCGGACAGCCTTCAAAATGACACAGACAGACGTTGTGGGGTTGGCAGATAAGATAAACTATCTGGGCAATACCGGCCCGGCAAATGCTGCCAAAATCTCTGAGGTTGTTACACGGATTGGGCCATTGGGTGAAGTTGCCGGTGTCGCTTCGGGCGAAATTGCGGCTATGGGGGCCACAATTGCAGGCATGGGGGTTGAATCGGAGATCGCTTCCACGGGCATCAAAAACTTTATGTTGTCTCTGACTGCGGGTGGTGCCGCAACGGCCTCACAGAAAAAGGCACTCAGGGCGCTGAAAATCAGCCCGAAAGCACTTGCCGAGGATATGCAGAAGGATGCTAAAGGCACCATGTTAAAGGTGCTGGATTCTATGGCTAAAGTCCCCAAAGCTAAGCAAGCCGCAGTGATGACCGCTCTGTTTGGTAAGGAGTCTCTTGGGGCAATTGCCCCCTTGCTGACAAACCTTGATTTACTGCGTTCTAATTTTCAAAAAGTATCTGATGCGCAAACTTATAGCGGGTCGATGCAAAAAGAGTATGCATCACGCGCGGCGACCACAGCGAATGCCATTCAACTGTTTAAAAATCAGATGAACGCGGTGAGTGTAACGCTGGGTGAAATATTCTTACCTGCCCTGAATAAAGGCATGGAAAAGTTGATGCCATTTATAGAGAAACTCCGAAATTGGGTGAAGGAAAACCCAGAGCTGATTAAGTCTATTGCCAAGTTTGGCGCTTACCTGCTGGGTACCGCGACAGCCGTGGGTGCAGTGACCAAGGCATTCGGCCTGCTCAATGGCGTCATGAAAATGTCGCCGCTGGGTAAACTGGTTACTTTGCTGGTGCTGGCGGGTGGCTTGATTGTGGAAAACTGGGATACCGTCGGCCCGGCTATTCAGTCCGCGCTGGCTGAGATCAATAAGGCTGTCGAGGCCATGGGGGGCTGGGAGTCTGTCCTGAAGGGTATTTTGGCTTTTATGGTGGTCAAATGGTCTGTTGATATGATCAGTTCCATTGGCAGTGTGACAAAAGAGATGGGCAAGCTGGGCAAGGCGACCAAAGGCACGGGATTATTCGGTGGTGGCGGCGCGGCGCTTGGTCGTCTGGGCATGATTGGCGCGGCGCTCACAGCGAAAGAATACGTAGCCGATCCGCTGGAGGAGCGTTTTACCTGGTTGAAAGATAACGTGGTGACCCGCTCACTGAATGAATTACCCGGTTTGGACAGCGTTGATGCCCTGGGAAAAAAATGGCTGCCCTGGCGCCGGGATGAAACTTCTGATCGAGGCTACCAGCCTTCTGTGCCCTTGCTTAAGCCGGTAGGGCAGCAACAGCAGCCCAATGGTGAGTTACTCGTCAGATTCGAAAATTCACCGCCTGGAATGCGTGTAGCGCCGGTCTCGGGTTCTTCATCAGGTATTTCCTATGATGTAGGTTACAATCGATTTGCCAAACCCTAACTTATTTTTCTGATTATTGAATGACCATTACCGGAAAATCATTGGTGAACATACCCCATGATGTGAGTTATCCTCCATTCTGTAATGGAAATTGAACTGGAGATGGAGAATGACTAAAACAGTAATGGCGTTGATTTTCGCTGCTATTTCTTTTCCTGTTTTTGCGAAAAATTCAATAACAGACGAATTTGTAAATGATATAAAGTCAGCAATAGAATCAAATGGGGTTACGTCCTCGTCAATAGATATCGTGTGTCCTGCCCAATCAGCCAGTGGGAAACTGCTGGTTACTTATGCTTCCTACGAGTACGGGAAAGGTAAAGGCATTTTCATTTTTGAAAACAATGAAAACATACAAGCTCCCATGACTTTTATTGTTCCATTGCGGCCAAATGATGACTTTGATTCACCGTTAATTAATGGCTGGGAATTCGCATTCAAAATGCCGAATGGCCAGTTTTTTGTCACGGTATTAAAAGGCGGGAAGGTTAAGGCTGGAATAAATAAGAATGGAACGTCTGGTGTGACGGAAGTTAACTGTAAAGTAGTCAAACCCGAATAACTCTTTCTGAAAAACATAGTCAAAAAACCCACTCCGGTGGGTTTTTTTATGCCTGGAGTTTTTTATGAGCTGGATAGACAGATTACAACCGGCCTCTTTCCGGGGCGTACCCTTTAACGTTGAGGAAGAGGAAGGGACGTTTGGACGACGTGTGCAAACTCACGAATACCCAGGAAGAGACAAGCCGTATACCGAAGATTTAGGACGCGCAACGCGGCGCTTTAATGTGTCGGCTTATCTGATTGGTGATGACTATTTTGATCAGCGCGATCGCCTGATTAAAGCCGTGGAAACTCCAGGCCCCGGTACGCTGGTGCATCCGTTCTATGGCGAGATGATTATATGCGTTGATGGTGACGTTAGGGTTAGCCATAGCAACAGCGCAAAGCGTATGTGTCAGGTGAGCTTTAACGTTGTGGAGTCTGGGGAATTGTCATTCCCTACCTCCGGCGTAGCCACAGGGCAAACACTTATCTCTTCCAGTTCGGCTTTGGATGACAGCATTGGTGAAGCATTTTCAGCCTTCGGGATGGATGGCCTGCCTGACTTTCTCCAGAACGGTGTGATCGAGAGTGCTACTGAAATGTTCGACTATGTGACAAAGACCTTCGACATGATCGATGACGGTATCAGTGCTGCCAGTCGATTACTGCAGGGGGATTTGTCGGTGTTGTTGTCACCGCCATCCAGCGGCATGGATTTCGTTAATTCTTTGCAGCGCATGTGGCGTTCCGGCAAACGTTTATCGGGAGATGCTTCTGACCTGGTCACAATGATTAATACGTTATCGGGTGTTACGTTGGGAAATGAACTTGCTCCACGCGGTGTTTGGGAAACAGACAGTTATACGACACAAGAGGAGGTTCGCCAGCGGAATTATGTTGCATCGGCAATCAGGACAACAGCAATCAGCGAGGCGGCGTATACCGTAACTACGTTGGCGCAACCGCGTACGCCAAATATAACAGCAGGAAGTGAACGGTTGGCTGTTTCGCACCCTGCATTAGGCAATGTCACCGATCTTCCCACTGCCTCATCTATTGCCGGTTATGACGATCTGACTGAAATACGTGAATCGCTGAATGTTGCGTTTGAGAAAGAGTTGCTGCGTACCGCTGATGACCAGTTGTACCAAAGGCTGATCACTGTTCGCACCGATGTAAATCGTGATATCTCCACCCGATTGAGTCAGGTAGAAAAAACCGTTAAGCGCACTCCTGTCGAGGTGCTCCCTGCGATAGTGATTGCGGCATTGTGGTATGACAACGCCGCACGGGAGACTGATATCACGCTCCGTAACGCCATCAATCATCCGGGCTTTGTTCCGGTCAAACCGCTAAGGGTTCCAGTCCGATGAATAATTTCGTAACGCTGCGGGTTAATGGGCGCGAATGGGGAGGATGGACATCTGTAAAAATTGCTGCGGGCATTGAGCGCTTAGCCAGAGACTTCAATGTACAGATCACCCGTCAATGGCCCGGCGAAACAGGCAGCGTCCCGCTGCAACCGCGAGTTAAAAAAGGGGAAAGGGTAGAGGTTCTAATTGGAGAAGATCTGGTGATCACTGGGTGGATTGAAGCGACACCTGTTCGTTATGACGCAAAATCTGTCAGCCTTGGGATTACTGGTCGGAGTAAGACGTGTGACCTTATAGATTGTGTTGCTGGGCCTACACAGTTTAACGGGCGAACGTTGGCGCAGATTGCAAAACAACTTGCCGAACCTTTCAAGATTGAGGTTGTTGATGAAGGTGCTCCTACAGCCCCACTGCAAGGTGTCCAGGCTGATCATGGTGAGACAGTTCACGAAGTCTTGAATAAAGTCCTGGCACAACAACAGGCGCTGGCATACGACGATCCGAAGGGGAATCTTGTGATTGGCGCTGTTGGGGCCACGAAAGCCGTGACGGCTCTGGTGTATGGCGAGAACATCCTTTCATGCGATACGGAGCAAAGTATTCGCGACCGATTTTCTGATTATCAGGTAGCGGGGCAACGGGCGGGCGGAAATGATGACTTTGGTGAGGCTACCATTGCTGCTATACGGGCATCCACAAGGGATGCACAGATCACCCGTTACCGCCCCTACGCCATCCAACAAACGGGCAATGCCACAGGCGCTACCTGTAAATCTCGTTGCGAATTTGAGGCGTTGCAGCGTGCCGCAAGAACTGATGAAACCACTTACACCGTGCAGGGCTGGCGACAAGGTGACGGGAGTTTGTGGAAACCTAACCAGCGGATCATCGTTTTTGATCCTCTGCTGGGATTTAACAACCGGGAAATGGTGATTGCGGAAGTGGCTTATAGTCTGGATGAAAGCGGAACAACCAGTGAAATTCGTGTAGGGCCTGCGGATGCCTATCTTCCAGAACCTAATAAACCCGGCAAACGCCCTAAGCGTAAGAAAACAGAAGAGGATGATTTCTGATGAACGTTAAAGACCTCCTCTATCGTGGGATGTCCAATCTCCTTGCGCGTGCGGTAGTTCGTGGTCTGGATACGGCTCAAAAATGCCAGATGGTGGATATCGCCTTGGTTGCCAACGACACGAAAAATAGCGTTGAACATCTTGAGCCTTATGGGTTTACATCTGCGGCCCATCCTGGGGCTGAGGCTATCGCAATGTTTGTGGGGGGCGATCGTTCTCACGGTGTGGTCATCACCGTAGCTGATCGTCGGTACCGGCTTAAGGGGCTGAAAAACGGGGAAGTAGCGCTCTATTCTGATGAGGGTGACAGCATTGTTCTGCGTCGTGGCAACCGTGTGGAGGTGAATACCAATCACTATGTTGTCAATGCCAAGGATCGGGCAACTTTCAATACACCGTTGCTCGAGGTGCCGAACGGCGAGGTCAGCGATAGAACCAGCACGTTGAGCAAGATGCGCGAGCAGTACAACGACCATGACCATAATGACCCGCACGGCGGACAAACGGGGAAACCTAATCAGGAGATGGGTACATGATCTTAATCGTAAATGGTATGCGCCAGGCCGTTACTGCGCCATTGGATAAGCTTACCCGTGCCGTGGTGATCTCCCTGTTTACTTGGAGACGCGCCGAGAGTGATGACGACGTAGATAATCCTATGGGATGGTGGGGTGATACCTGGCCTACCGTACAAAATGATCGAATAGGCTCCCGTCTGTATTTACTCCGCCGTAGCAAGTTGACAAATCAAACACCGATTAAAGCCAGAGAATATATAACCCAGGCATTGCAATGGATGATTGATGATGGTGTTGCTGCTCGAATTGATGTCGATTCGCAGAGAACGGGCATCGATACTCTGAGCGCCGGGGTGGCGATATTTCAACGCGATGGCAATCGCCACAATATAACCTTTGATGATTTTTGGAGTGCGCTCAATGGCTGATAGTAATTTCAACAGGCCAGCGTTGCCGCAGCTCATTGCGACCATTCGCAGTGACCTTCTAACACGTTTTGAAGAGGACGTTTTGTTACGTCGTTTGGATGCCGAAGTGTACGCTCGCGTGCAGGCCGCATCTATTCATACCCTTTACGGTTACATCGATTATTTAGCCCGCAATATGCTTCCAGACTTGGCAGACCCCGATTGGTTAGAACGGCATGGACGCATGAAGCGTTGTCCTCGCAAAGAGGGCGCTGCAGCTGTTGGTTTTGTTCGATGGGAGAGCGTAGGCGAAGGGATAGAGGTCCAGGCCGGAACTAAGGTGGTACGCGATGACCAACAAAGTTATACGGTGACTGCTACAACAAAACCTGTATCTGGCGTACTACGCCTGCCAATTCTCGCAGACGTTATCGGCCTATCGGGCAATACAGATGATGGTATTGCTATCAGACTAGAGACTCCTATTACTGGTCTTTCGTCAGTAGGTTATGCCGATTCAGTTGCAGGCGGTAATGATATTGAACCGATAGAAACATGGCGTGCCAGAATTATGGAGCGTTGGTATTACACCCCACAGGGTGGTGCCGATCCTGATTATGTTATTTGGGCTAAAGAGGTACCTGGTGCGACAAGAGCCTGGACTTACCGCCATTGGCAAGGAGTTGGTACAGTCGGCGTAATGGTGGCGACGAGTGACCCAAAACATCCGGCCCCGGACCCAGTAGTGATTGAGGCTGTTAAGCAACATATATTACCCCTAGCACCGGTCGCGGGAGCTGGTCTATTCGTATTCGCTGCGACTGAAAAAATAATTCCGATGAAGATTGCTTTGGCAAAAGACACACCTGAGATCAGGACGGCCGTTATTGCCGAATTAAACTCTCTGTTTCTCAGGGATGGGATACCTTCCGGCACAATACATTTATCTCGCATCAGCGAAGCGATAAGTATCGCATCCGGTGAGTACGCCCACCGTTTGGATATACCTACCACAAACATTGTGCTCGGAAATGTTGAGCTGCCGGTTTTGGGAGCAATCACCTGGGCACCTTACTAGTGGAGTAAATATGTCACTTGAAGATGATTATACTCGTTTGCTTTATCACCTCTTACCGCAGGGGCCAGCGTGGGAAGGTGGCAATGCATTACTGGACGGCCTTGCACCCTCATTGGCGGCAGCTCATCAACGTGGTGATGACCTAATGAGGGAAGCCAACCCTGCTCAGACGGTAGAGCTTATTAACCGTTATGAAAGGTTGTGCGGGTTACCTGATTCATGTGCGCCTGATGGAGCGCAAACATTATTACAACGGCAACAGCGACTTGATGCAAAAATTAATATTGCAGGTGGAATAAATGAGCAATTCTATAGGAACCAACTTGATGCGCTTGGCTATACCACAACCACTATTGAGCAGTTTCAAAATCTTGATATAAGTCCCAATCCTGAATGGGGCGATAAATGGCGTTATTACTGGCGTGTGAATATCCCATCCGATGCCACGGTAGAATGGCAGACATGCAGTAGTGCGTGTAACTCAGCCATTAGAACATGGGGGGATACGGTTGTGGAGTGTGTCATCGACAAACTATGTCCATCACATACCGTAGTGGTATTTGCCTATCCTGAGGGAGAAAAGAATGCATCGAATTGATACACCTACAGCGCAGATTGATAAATTTGGGCAAGGTAAAAATGGGTTTACAAATGGTGACCCATCAACAGGGCGTCTGGCAACTTATTTGAATAGTGATATGTGGGACGCTGTTCAGGAAGAAATAGCAAATGTAATTGAAAATGCTGGGATACCTTTAGATAAAACAAAACATAACCAGCTATATTTAGCCATTCAAAAAGCAATAACTGATAAAGGTTATTTACTGAAGGCAAATAACTTGATTGACTTGGCAAATAAATATGATGCTAGGTTTAACCTGGATGTTTATTCTAAGGGAGAGTCAAATTCTCGTTATTTGAGTATTGCAGGAGGTACTTTAACCGGCCAGCTTAGTATAAATAACGCAGATTTCATCAACAAAAATGGCCATACCACATATACGGATGGTGGCGGTAATCTACACCGGCAGGCGGGCGGATTACGGCTGACAATCGCCGACACGATTCTTACCGAACTTTATTACAATGAAACAGTAGGTAACAGTGCTGAGGTTTCATTACACAATAAATATGGCTCAACAGATTCATATATTTCATTGCGGAATGATGGCCAGCTTTCAGTCATAGGTGTATCTCCTCAAGTTATCCTGAGTAATGGGACTATATTTGCCACTGATGGCAACGTGAAAGGCAGCGTGTGGGATAATGGCTACCTGAGTAACTGGATATTGTCCAAGGCCAACGCTGCTAAAGATGCTGCTATAGATTGGGCTAACACTAACTGCGCAAGAAAACCCACAGCATGGTTACAGCCCACTGGGTGGATACGTGACGCCACGACAGGATATATAACGCAATGGGGGATTGTGACTCGGGGTGGTGGTACGACCCGCGTGTGGTTCCCTAACGCCTTTCCCAAAGCTTGCGTAAACGTGAAGCTTACACTTAGGAACTCTAATTCCGGGGGGAGTAGCTTTAACGTATTTGCAAATGGGGAGAATGAGCAAGGATTCGATTATGTATCCGGTGACAATGAAGTTCAGGCATTCTGGGAAGCAACGGGATATTGATTATGAATAATTATAAATTTAGTGCAAAAACAAACAGCTTTTATCCAGAAAGTTTGCGTGAATACTACGAAGCGGCAGGTACGTTGCCGGATGATTTGATAGATGTCTCTGATGAGGTATACAGTATATTCAGCGCCCAGCCTCCAGAAGGAAAAGTACGCGGTAACAAGGTTGGAGAACCTGTCTGGGTAAAAATCCCTCCACCTACCGAGGAAGAATTAAAAGCAAATGCACTTAACAAAAAAAACAACCTTATGAGTTTCGCTACAGCAGCGATTGCGCCTTTACAAGATGCTAATGATTTAGAAATGGCAAGTAATGATGAGTTGTTGCGGCTTAAAGAGTGGAAAAAATACCGAGCGCTTCTAAATCGTGTGGACGTTAATTCTAAAGATATAGACTGGCCTGTAATCCCTTCCTAAATAATTAATGAAATAATGAGGTCATATGTCAGTAGTTATTGCTGGTATCTACTTAGATCCGGCAGGCACCGCTGTGCCTAATGCCAGGATAATCATTGCAGCCAAACGGACAACAGCTGATACGTTCAGGGAATTAATTGTAAGCCAACTTACTGGAGGTGATGGCGAATATTCTTTTGATTTGGTTCCTGGTTATTATCGGGTGAGCGTGTCCTATCCTGACCAGGCTAGAACAACCGTGATTGGTGACATGGCTCTTGAAGCTGATAGCCCTCCAGGGTCACTTAATGATTACGTTCGCTTTGCTGACCCTGTTCTTAGTGATCCAACTGTGTATTCTGAAATTAAACGGATGTCTCGCAGTGCTTCGGATGGTAGTCGTGAAGCTACATTGGCTGCAGAGGTAGCTGTAGCGTCAAAATTAGAAGCCCAGAAAGCCAGCTCTTCATCTAATGATTCCGCAATCGTGTCAGAAGAAAATAAAAATAACACCGCTAGCAGTGCGGTAGTAGCTGTAGATTCTGCAAAGAGCGCCAAGATTGATGCAGACCGTACAAAGGGCTACGCCGAAATTGTCGAGAATATTGCCGACGCGAATACGTATTACATTACCCCAAGCGATCCAGACGGCACTATCGCTGGTGTTGCTGGCACGCCTGATGGGAAAATGTTCCGCGTTGCAATTAAGGACGACTCTGGTGCGCCGATAATTTTTAAATACTATAAAAACGCCGGTGGAACCGCTGAGTATATTAATGCAGAGGCAAGTGCACGTCTGATATCTCAGATGGAGCAAACAGTGGATTATATGAAACTGATTGCGCCACAAGGACAAGCAAACACACTCAGCGGCTATCAAGTCATGTTTACTGACTTTACTGGAAAGAACGGACTCTTTGGCGTTAACGATAATGGTGGGTTTGAAGTTTTAGGCGTCGAAGGGGATTTGCAGGACTATTTAACTAACTTAGTCTCTGCGTCATTTTCCAGTAAAATATCTGGCTATCAAGTCGTTATTTTTGCTCAAGATTTGAAATCTGTTATTTTCGCTATTGATGATGATGGTGGGCTGTGGCTACCAGGTATGAATGAACCGGTTCAAGATGCTATCGGTGCCAGCGGGCCATCATTTGTGCGCCCATACAATGGCGTTCCTGCACTATTTGCGGACAAAACAGCAGAGACGCCATTGTGGCACCGCGCGGCGGTGGTTACCGCGACACCGATCACTCGGGACGGTGTGAGCTTTATGTTTGACGCGTCTGGAACTCTCAAGTCGGGGTTAATGCCAATCCGCTGGCCAGCAAACGAGGTCTTTGCACAAGCGCGAGAGATCCCATCTTCAGGGCGTGAAATGCACCTTTTCGCCGGAAAAGGTCAGTCTCTGCGTGTTGGTGGTGGCATGAGAGTGTCATCGTTTAACCAGATTTATGCAGGGCACCTTTTGACGTTTTCCGGTGCCGGTCAAGACCGTGGCGCGCAAGTTCCTACGGATGGCCCGGTGACTGATGAAACGCTTGCTGGATTTACCGACGCTCAGCCGTTACCTTCCCGGCAAAACTGCCAGTCCCCGGCGTTGTATCACATCGCTAGACGCCATACTGAGCGCGGTGTTGCCCCAGCCGACATACCGATCATGGTCACACGTATGGATGCAAAATCGGGCACGGGTTACGCCGGGCTGAAAAAAGGGACGCAGCCATACATCGATGGCCTCACATCCTGCCAGGCGTTTGTGAATAGAGCGAGAGCTATCGGCAAAACCCCTATCGTTAAGTGCGTTGGAATCACACACGGTGAAGATGATGCAGGCAGCGGCACAGTAACTAAATTCGGCGACTATAAAGCAATGCTGGAAGAGTGGGTGAATGACACTATCCCTGACCTGAAAGCGATAACCGGCCAGTCGAGCAGTATTCTGTGGGACGTTGACCAGATGGGGGGTTGGGTTCGCACTTTCTGGGAGCCAACCGGCCGGACGGTGTACGGCGACATAGTGTCGATCGATCAGTGGGAGTTCATGCTTTCTCGTTCCGACGTGATTATGAGTTGCCCGAAATTCCCGCTCAACCGGATGTTCCCCTCAGACTTCCAGCACCTGACAAATGTCGGTTACGCGGTGCTCGGGGAGTACCAAGGCCAGGCGGAAGACTACACGATCTATGATCCAGCAGGTTCGCGCTGGAAACCTGTGCAGCCTGAGACAATTATCAAAGTCAATGAAAACACTTTCGATATAGGGCTTCATTCCTCTCTGGGTGGTGCGCTGCGTTTCAACACTTCAATCGGAACTGCACCGAACCAAGGTATTGATTTGGGCCTGCAATCAACCACTATCACTGCAGTTACTCAGCAAGCTGACAGAACGTTCAGGATTATCACGAACGCACCGCCAGCAGCGGGAGACTGGTTCCGATTTGGATTTAACGCAAATGACCCGAAAACGATCAATGGCGTCACTTTCATTCATCCGCTGGTAAATATCAGCGATGACTCTCAAATAGCGAGTGAAAACGTATCCGGCTTGAAGTTAGTAAACTGGTGCGTGGGTTCTCGAATTTTTATCCCTGCATAAGGACGAAAAATAATGCCTGGATTACCATTGAACACAATGAAGCCTTATGCAGGAATGCGTAAAGCAATCGACCTTTCAAGCGCTTATTTAGACCCTGATAAATTGTTTACCGCACACAAAAATAGAGTGGTTGCCGATGGCGGCACGGTTCTTAATGAAGCCTCATGTAAGAACGAGATTGCATTCATTATTAATCTCGGCCTGTGGGATAACATGGCTTCTGTTGCTTCTCCCGAGTGGGGGATTAAGCAAGATGACTCAGGAAATATTTTGAAAATGTATGGCCTGGGTAACACCCCAGATTATACAGCAACGCAATTCGGAACAGCATTGCACCCTGTGACGTTAGACACTACGCGAGAAATTCCGTTGGCGATTATCAAAATGGATGGTGGCGGAAGTCAGCTTGTGAGCGGCGCAGTTGTTCTG